ACTATTCAACGCTTCGCATGGTTGAGGGTGAGGCTTACGATGAGTAGTGAGATTTACAAAACCATAGAAGATCAGAAGCTTACTTTTAATGCGGGGTGGAGAGTCTACACCTTTAAGTTTGCAAAGAAACTAATGTCTAGTGGAGTCCCCTGTTTTGGAGAAGCAGACTTTGATAAGTGTATTATCTCTCTGGATGTAAATGTAGATGATGATACAGGAAGACACACTATCCTTCATGAAATTTCTCATGTCTTGTTGGAAACAATGGGCTTGGGAGGTCACCATGAAACTAAAGAGGATTGGGTGGAAAATACTAACGAATACATTACAGAGAGCATGGCAAGAGGAATGCTTATGTTTAAAAACCTAAACCCTAAATTATGGAGTGTGATTTTCAATGAACAAAGCTGACAAATTAATGCTGGCGTATGAGGACATGACATGGGAGAACTATGTTATGATTTGTGATGCCATAGTAACTATCAATCCCGAAAACTTAGAGGAAGAACTAACTCTTCAACCTGTAAATTACTCTCATTGGTCTGGCTTACTAGCAAGAGCTAAAAAAGAGATGGATCACGCTAACCTAGAGCTTACTCGTTATATCGCAGTAACCACAAAGGAAGCTCAAGAAGAAGCACTCCTTAGTGGGAAGAAAAAAACCGCAAAAGATTTAGACGCTTTCGTGGAGAGTCAGGATAGTTACGCACTATATACAAACGAGGTTAACGAGATCACCCAAAAATACAATATGATTAAGGGCCTCGTCTCGGCACTTGATCAACGGATGAGTTCGCTCGTTCAACTTTCTAGTGCTAAAAAAGCAGAAATGAAACTTTACAGTTGAAACTTGAGTACTGATTTACTATTATACTATAACAACATTAACCACTAACTAACGGAGAAAAACAATGGCTATTGATTTAGATGCGCTACGCGCAAAACACGAAGAATTGCAAGGTAACAAGACAGGTGAGAACTCTTCTTTCCTATCTAACTTCTTTCAGGTGAAAGAAGGCACAAACATCGTTCGCGTCCTTCCTGGCAAGGATGATGACACTTTGTTCTATGCGGAGACTAAGATTCACCGCATTCCTGATGGTGACGGCAACACCAAGAATGTACACTGCCGCAAAATTCATGGGGAGAAGTGCCCCCTCTGTGATGCTTATTATGCGTTCTGGGAGCGTGTTAACAACGGGCATAAAGAATTCGAGACTATGGCTCGACAGATCAAGCCTAGGGCTAGGTACTACATGAATATCCTAGACAGAGACACGGAGGACATTAAGATCCTCTCGGTGGGCGTAATCCTCTTTAAGAAGATTGTTGCTGCCATGCTTGACGAGGACTTCGGGGATATTACTGATCCCTCAGAAGGACATGATTTCAAGATCGTTAAGATCATGGAGGGGCAATGGCCGAAGTACGACCAGTCTCAGCCTCGTCCTAAATCGGAACCTTTGGGGTCAACTCAACAGGTCGCTGCGTACATGGAGCAGCTTCATGAGATCCATGATCTAGTGAAACTAGAAGAGTACGAGGATGTTAAGACATATGCAGACAATCTCCTCGCCTCTAACCAAGGTAGCTCTAAATCAGAGGATTCCTCTGATGAAGATTACCTCAGTAAACTGCAAGGTTAATTTATGAAAAATCTTATTTTTATGGTAGTGTTAGGAGCAGGTTTGATGTCTTGCTCTGTTGTAGAAGGAGTCGCAGGAGAAGGTTCAGACCTCTCCACAATTGCAGGGCTCTGGGATATGGTGTGGGGTATTGCAACTGGGTTTATCCCGAGCCTCGCAGCATGGGAAGGTTGCGGTGCGCTGTTTAGCTCCCGTAAGAGGAAGCATTATTCCAACATGGTCATGGCTATTGTTCCTATGAACAAAAACATGGAGTTTGGTGATGCTATTAGTTCCTTGGGGTCGGGCCTAGGTCTTTCTCATTCTTCGGATAACTCGAAGATTGCATTCGAAGAAGATGAAGAAGATAAGGAATTAGAGTAAAAATAGTTACTGATGGTCTATAATAAGACGGGGTTAGAAGCCCCGTCTTATTTTTTATTATGCTAGAAACACCAGAACAAGTAAGCCAATGGAAGGGCTTCTTCCCCGATGGAAGGAAGCTGAATATACTCGTAGTCCCTGCGAACGAAGGGGGTTGCGCCTATTATAGAGCTTGGTCACCTTACATGAAGTTAGCGGACCTTTACCCTAACGTATGTGAGGTCCGCTTTGATAAGAACCCCTTAGGGATGTTGGAAGATAAGGGGATGCTCGATCCTGATTTTGAATATGAGAACATGAAGTGGGCTGATGTTGTCCTCATGAACAACATTTCCAACTACGGTGGACCCTACACTACAAGAGTCTGTGGTATCGCTAAAGAATTTGGGAAGTTCTTTCACATGGACACCGATGATCTTTTAACTGATCTATATGAGGGGCATAGGTTAGTGCAAGTTTACAAAGAGAAGGGCTTGAGTGAGATGACTAAGTTTATCTACAGCCACTCCGATTTAGTGTCTGTTACCCAAGAGAAGTTCGCTCAAAGAATTGCTCCCTATTGTAATAATAAACTAGCTATTTTAAAAAATGCCATCGACTATAGACTCCCTGCTTGGAACGCTCCTAAAATTCCTGCAAGAGGGAAGAAACAAATACGTCTTTGCTGGGCTGGTGGTATTCATCACGAAGAGGATGTAAAAGAGTTCGCTGGGATTCCTAATTTTGTGAATCAGCGAGTAGGACGAGAAAATCTCCAATGGAATTTTTATGGTGCGCCTCCCCCAGCTACCGAGGAGAATCCCCGTGATTGGCAGCATGATGTGTGGGATAACTACAGAAAGATAATAATGCGTGGATTCAAAGGTCATCCTAATTGGTCTATTAATCCTGCTCTTCCTGCTCATGAATATGGTAGACTTTATTCGATAAATGATGTAGCCTTAGCTCCTCTTCAAATGAACAACTTTAATGATAGTAAGTCGGACATTAAAGTTGCAGAGTGTGGACGGTATGGGCTTCCCCTTATTGCGTCAGACGTTGGATGCTATAATGAAACAATTAAGAACGGTGAGACGGGGTACTTGCTACCTGTCTCAGCCTCTAGGAAGGAGTGGGTTCAAGTACTCACAAAAGCCCTGAAGGATAAGAAGCATATTATCGAAATGGGACAAAATTTAAAGCAAATTGCTGACGAGAACTATGATTTAAATAAGGTAGTTCATTTTAGACTATTGATGTACAAGGAGTGTATGAATGTCGAAGAAAAAAAGAGTGAAAACGTATAAGCATAGTGGGGACATGGGGGATATCATCTTCTCTCTACCTGCTATTCGCGCATTAGGTGGGGGAGTCCTCTACCTAGACCCCAAAGGGGGAGAAAAAGAAGATCTTGTTCGGTGGGGCAATGGAGCCTATAACAACACTAAGCTCACCGAGAAGTCTATTGAAAGTATTAAAGAGCTTCTAGAGTATCAAGAGTATATTAAAGAGGTTAAGCTTTGGAATGGGGAGGTCGTAGACTTTAACCTTGACAAGTTTAGGCATCATATTAAATACAATAATCTTGCTGACTCTCATTTAGCTGCCTTTGCTATCGACTTTGAGGAGCGTGACACACCCTGGATTAAAGTTCCTTCTAAAATTGTTGACGATCCAGAGCGCGATGTAATTGTTGCCAGAAGTTGTAGGTATCACGGCAACTACACGTTCTGGGAAACTTTTGATCGGAACATGATTAAAAAGGCAACTTACCTAGGATGGGAGAAAGAGTTTGAGTATTTCAAGTACACCTACCCCCACTTTGGCGAGGTTCCCCGCAAAGAGGTCCAGAACGTCCTAGAGATGGCTCAAGTGATTGCAGGGGCTGGCCTGTTCATTGGCAATCAGGGGCTCCCACACGCTCTCGCAGAGGCTCTCAAGAAGAATGTGATTAATGAGGTTTACCGTCCTTATCCTGCGGCAGTCTTCCATCGTGAAGATGCAAAGTATGTATAATCATGGCAATTTTTGTTTTACTATACATTCTGATATGTTACAAAATTGATCTGCCTGTTTATTGGTATGATTGGACTTTGTTTGTTGTGCTTGAAGTAACTGCGTTGGTTCAAACAGTATGGGGAAAAGAGACGCAAAAAGCTTTTGATGATGGGGTAAGAGCAGGTTCCGCTCGTCCACCAAAAGATAATTTATTTTTAAAGGAAGACTAATGGATATTAATATAATTTATAGAAGCTGTGACCGAGTAAATGCTTACTCAGGAGGAGGAAG